CTTTTGGATTAAGGCAGCCCTCGATGCCACTAAACACTCTGTTTATAAACCTTATAAACTGGTGTTTCATGGCCTCGCAGACGACCTTAAAATTATGACACACTCGTCAAGGAAGTTATTTGACCCTTTCTTGATTGCTGTGCGTGATTCCTTGTTGCCCACAGGGCAACCTCTCACCCTGGATGAAATGTCCGAAATGCTTTCGGCTATTCCGCCTGAAAGCATTAAGCTCAGTAAGGAGTATCGGGACAAGGGATTCAAAACCCTTGCCGACCTCCCTGAAAATCCTGAGTCAGGGCATTTCCCTCATGCATCAGATTTACCTTTCCGGAATGTTGCCGGAAAAACCACATTCGCAAAGGAGGCCGGCAAGAAAGCCATGCCTCAGCCACCTCCTAGTCCGCTCAAAAAGAAGCGGACTAAGAATGAAGCTGAAGAAGAGGCATTGTTGGAGACCGACCCAATTCCTGAACCAGATGATGGGGAACCTAGTGGGGATGACACCCCAATAAGTCTCTGGTTGAGGATGCGTCAATGGTTTTTGGTACAATTTGACAACATGAATTCTCGGGTGAGAAATTCACTCCGAAAGAAACCATCCAGATTGGCTCGTTACTACAAATTAGCCACTGGTGGATTCTTTCACAAAATATGTTTAGTGCCATATTCATGGTACATTTGGGCCTTTCCATGAGTTTTTACAGAATGTTACTCTATGGATGGACCCTGGAAAAGGATCCTGTGACTGACCAATATATATATGGGTCAGTCCCCAGATTTCTATCAGACTGCAAGAGCCGAAGTTTTGCTTTTGCTAAGTCTAAAATTCCAAAGGCTTTAAGGAAGACAAAGTCTTTCTTTAGCCGATTGCACAGCAATTTCGCCAACAATTTCCCTCGCACTTATTTAGCCTGTGTGGCTGCCGCGGCAACCATTGGCTATTTTGTGGGAGTGAGTATTGCTTGGGGAATTGCATTTAAAGTGCTAAAATTTTTGAGGATTGTGTGATGTGATTACCATCACACACAGGCGGTTTACTATGCTGCTCAAGCGAAA